GCTCAACAGAGGACTTCAACCGAGAAATTATGATTAACTGGGAACTCTCGATGACTGGTCGAGTCTACTCAGAGATCGAGAACGCCGCCTACGGGGAGTTTCCACTTCTACTCAACTCACCTTCCTACTTCTCGTGGGACTTTGGGTTGGACGGTGTGTCTGTTGGATTTTGGCAGAAGAACCCAGCCAACGCTAAGTGGAGACTGGTTGATTCCTACCACAACGAGGATAAGGTAATTCAGTACTACACTCCATTGTTTAATATGCCAATGGATTCAAAGTTCAACTACACCGATGATGACCTGAAAGCTATTGAGGCTTTTAAGCAATATCCCAAAGGCATCCACTTCGGTGATCCAGACGTAGAAAAGAGATCCATTCAGACTGGTATTTCTACTCGTCAGGAATTAGAGAAGGCAAAAATCTTTGTACAATCAACTGGTAAAAATGATTTCTATACTCGTCGGGAGATAACGAAGGTTGGATTGCAGGTGGGGATTGAGGTCAATGTGGGAACACGAAATGATTACTTCCTCGAGGCTGTCAAATCAGCACGTTATCCAATGCGTACCGAGGACTCTCAAGCGACTACTCCTATCGCAAAACCTATTCACGACTGGACTTCACACCCCCGAACCATGATGGAGTATTTCTTTGTCAATGTAGATGCGTTTATAACAGAAAGTGCACCACCACCATCGTGGGCGAATCAAGCTCGGAGTTGGCTGACCTCACGTAAATCTGTAACTCAAAGGAGATCATCATGAACTTAGGAATTAGAGAGGGCGACGCTATTCGCCAACTACCAGAATTGCTTAGAGCTCAAGGAATTGAGATACAAGAGCTTCGAGCTGACAATAGGATTATGAAAGAATTACTCCGTTCAATTAAAAAAGCTGTTGTGAGAAAATATGGCGAGGTAAAAGGAGAGGAAATAACCGAAGGTGAGTAAAGCAGACGCATCTATTATCGTTACTAATTTTAACAAAACACCTGAACAACTGGTGGAGTGCATGGAGTCTATAAAACAGCAAACCATTGAACCTCTGGAAGTTATTTTAGTGGACGATTGTTCTACCGATCCTCGTGCTCATGCTCTTGCTACCTCAATTATTCTACCAAAAAACGTAGGAGTAGCCAAAGCTCGTGATATTGGGGTTAAAATGTCTGTAGGTCGTCTGCTACTTTTTGTTGATGCAGACGATAAATTAGCTCCCGACTTCATTCAGCAATGTGGAAAAGTGATTGCTAGTAAGGATATTGCCTACACCAACATTTTACTCTTTGGAGCTATTGAACGCAGCAAGTTACAAGAGACTCCACCCACATTAAGGCCGAAACATTTATTCGGAAGTACCAATACGAGCGTTCTTGTAACCTCAATGATGCATCGAAGGGTCTACGAAGACTTGGGCGGGTTTAGAGATCTGCCGATTTATGAGGACTGGGACTTTTGGCTCAGAGCCATGTGTAAGGGTTACACCTTTGGACACGCCAATACATTGCTCTATTACCGCCAGAACCTACAGTCTCGCAATAAGGTTCCTAGTGAATTAAAAGCAAGCGTTCATAATAAAATTACTGCCTCCTATGAAATCCGTGACGGATTTCTTAGAGAAAGAAATCATGGGTGATAAAAGATTTAAACTAGCTCGTGGGTTAATAAACTTTATTCCCAAGTCGGTCAATTTCTCTGAATTGGAAGAAAAATATCCAATGGATGATGATGAATTTAACTACGATCCAGGAGACAAGGGCTTAGAGCAAGAGCGATTGATGAACGCTCTTATGTATGAGGAGTTTGTGGTGCAGATTTTGTTTAATCTTGAGCCGAGAGAGAAGTTGGTTTTCGTGTATCAACTACTTAGGGATTGTGGTTACAACATTGATCACGATTCTTTTGCTAAGACAATCCCCCTAAGTCGCCGTCAATTTATGAGAGTGCTTGCAATTGTGAGACAAAAAACTAGTCTTTATGTGCTGGGCTATAAACAATCTCAATTAGAGATTGGTCACAAAGAGTAGGTTTTAACCATACTATATTAGTATATGACTTCAAGAAAAACACCAGAAATCATCCGCAGAAGATATTCTAAAGCACTAGAGCTATCTCAAGATGCCTTTACTCAGAACGAGATAAATGTAAGCCTATATAAAGGTATTCTCAGTGTTGATGATAATTATGAGTGGGATTACTCCCTCACTGATCCTCATGTTTTTCCCCTAGTTCGCAACTATCTCTCCAGATCAAATCCATCAATGTCGAACCTTCGCCTCGATATTCGCAGACAAAAAGACACTGAGCGTAGGCAGGTGAACCAAGACTTCATCAACTGGGAGATTGGCGAGCTGATGACGACCACATTGTTTTACAGGATGTTTTTCTCAGCATATCTCAAGAAGCGTGGATACCTCAAGACTGGCTGGAAGTATGAAAAAGCAATTGAGATTCAGGAGAAGGACGATCAAGGGAATGTTACTAGAGTAAAGGTGATGCGTGATGTCTTAAATCGAGCTGATGCAAAGTTTGTTCCCTATCATAAGTTACTCATTGGTGATCGAAACAACCCAGAACTCAAAAGCCAACCTTGGAAAATTGAGTTGATTCAACAGCGAGTGGGAGAGATGTTAGATGAGAATAAATATCTGGAAGAAAATGGTGATAAACCATATTGGAAAAAGAGTTTCATAAAAAAACTGCGTGACTCAGGCGTAACTAGCAAGCTACTTGACTATGAAGTTGAGCGAGCTGAGGATAGTGACTCCAAAGAGGATCTCGCTTTTAGATCAGCTTTTGTTCCCATGATGTGTATGCACACACTCGATGGCGATGTCTTTTATATGCCAATTGAGGGAGATGACACGATTCTCAACACCGACACTGGTAATAGATACTGGCATGGTCACGATCCCTATATTGATTTCTGCCCATTCCCTGAGGATGATGAGTATCACAACCTAGCCTTAGTTGATGTGGTTGGTGATCTTCAGATCGCAGCCACCGAGATCTTAAACCAAACCTTAACGAATGTTCGGCAAATCAACAACGATATGTGGGTAGCTGGATCTTCAGCTTCTCAAACTCCTGACTGGCAGTTTCGTAAACGCCCTGACGGTGTAATCCGTGTTATGGGTGATGTGGCTCAGATTCAACAAATCAGAACTCAAGATAATACGAGAGCAGCCATCGTTATGAGCGACTCGCTACAGAACAAGATTGAACGAGCTGGTGGCATATCATCTCTGTTTAGCTCAGGTGCTCCAGGACAATCAATCAATCAAACCGCTCGTGGTGCTCAAATCATTGATCAAAACATTGACACCAATATGCAGATGATCATTGATCTTTTTGGCGAGCAGGTCTTAAAACCACTTGGAGAACACTTCTTGGAGTTGAACTCCCAGTATGTAACTGAAGAGCAAACATTCAGTGTTACAGGCAAGCGTGGTGTCAGAGAGCTTATGGCGATTTCACCAGAACAAACTACCGCCAACTTTATTGTTACAGTTAAGCCTGATCCTATCCAGAACCAAACACCAGCGTCACGACAAGCATCTCTGCAAAACTCAATTACTGTCTTGCAAGGTATCCAAACTCAGTCTCAAGGAAGTATTCAGTTAGATCTCGTTCCAGCGATTGAAGCATTGATTGATTCAACCCCTGAAATGGAAAATGTGGGTGACATCGTTACTACCATTGATGAAAAGGCGAAGCGAGATATTCTGATGTTAGAGCGTGGTCAAATGCCTGAGATTAAAATCCGCGACCAACACGAAGACTTAATCGTTGCCTCCAATGCTCACTACACTGAGAATGAAGCAAATTATCCAGAGGAAGTCCGAGAAGTGTTTGAAAAATATGTTACTAAGCACATGGGCTACATTCAGTCTCAACAAGAGATTAACGCCATGAAGCAGCCTGTTATGCCTCAAGGTATGGATTCTTCGGGTATGGGATCAGCTATGGGATTTGATCCTGCTCAAGCAGAAACCCAAGGGCTTGATGAAAACAATCAAACCTACAACTTGGGAAATATCATAGGTGCTGGAGGGTAAATGACTTTCGAGCTCGTACAGAAAATTGTAGCTACCATCATCCGCACTGTGGAAAACCCATCTTTAATTATTGACGGAGAAATCATTGTTTGACACCCTGTTAATATGCTATATTAAATAGATATGAGTAAAAAATCAGTAAGCCAGGAACATTATCAAAAGACTCAAGATGAAGGCTTGGCTGCCCTAGAGATCTTAGAGAGTGAACGCTTTGGTTTCCTCAGAGACTATCTTAATAGCTCCAAGACTTCGATTGAAAAATCCATTCTTAATAATACTATTCGTGAGGCTCAGGAGGTTATCTCTGTTAGCAATCACCTTACTCAGATTTTTAAGAAATCAAAGCAACTTCAAGTCGATGAAGAAGTGGGTAAGTATAAGTTTATTACACAGCTTTTTACGGATCTGAGAACCTTTGTTCTTCTTAAAGAAGATTTAGACAGTGCGATTGCTGAGAAAGTAGTCGTCCTTGAATAAAGATTTCCCCCACCCACTCAATACTTGGATCGACGAGGAGGTCGAAATCCCCGTGATGACTCCTAAGGTGAATGAGAAGGAGAGTCGTGTTGAGATCACTCAGGAAATGAAGAAGGTAGCCCAAAAGACAATGTATGTTGATAGCAGGCCAACCAGGGTTATCTGTGGTAGCCACACCTACTCTTGTATAAACAAAGGCTCATCTTTATTTAAGTGCAAAAAATGTGACTGGCACAAAATAGCTCTCCCAGTAACATTCAAGTTTGATCCAGAGACAGGCATACTCACCTATCGTCACACTGGTATTCGGGCTTAGTTTTAGTATATAATGTTCACAGGCGGAGTGGAGAGGGGAAACCTAATCTGCTCCGGCCTTTTTTTTTGTAGCTTGCTACACTTACTTTTGACACTCATGTCACAAACTAAGTCCTCTTAACGCATACTTACCCACAATAACAACTATTCGCCTTTCTGCTTTTCTAGCAGGACTTCGGAGCGCGAGCTTCGTCATCAACATCGTCAGGTCAGCAGGAATAGGTAAGAAGGAAAGATATGAACGAAGGTTCTGTCGAGGTAGACGAAGGTAGTTTGCCAACAACTACGATTAACGATGACTCATCGCAAGATGAAACAATCGAAAATCGTGACGATACTCAAGGTAATCAGGAAGCTGAGCAAGCTACTGATGACCAAGGGGGACAGGGAGAAGATCAAGAAC